TCGCCAAGTCAGCGATCTGATCTCTGATGTTTTCAATTGCCGCCTTTCGGTTCGTGTAGTTGCGCAGCTCATCAGCCGCCTCCCGCTTCCAGTCCAATTAAGTCACCTCGTTTCGTTCGCCGTAGCTACAAAAATCATAGGGATACGCTGACGGCAAAATCCCATGGTGGCGTGGGTGCCCGCAATTACCCATCTCAGTCCTATAGGCGCAGTCCTTGCAGTGCACCACCGGCGCAACGTCGGCAGCCGGTAGATCGTGCAAAATGCAGATCGCCTTTGCCCATGTGCGGCGGTTTTTGTCCTTGTCATGTGCCGCGGCGGCCGTCAGTGCTTTATCCAGCGCTTTCCGCTCGATGTATTCAGCCATCCCTTACCTCGCTTCCCGGAACAATGCGATCCCAGCACTCT